GCCACCCTCGTACTTGAGGATGTGCAGAAGCGCTTCGTCCCAGTTGTGTCTCATTTTGCAGCCTTTGATAGCAGATCGGTCTTGGCCTGAGAACCAGCAGACGAGCCGAAGTAGTAGGCGATGATGCCCGTCCACGCCGTTCCAAGACTGCCCAGCATCATCAGGATGGCGGGGTTGCTGCTGTCGATCTGGTTAAAGAACATCATCACCATGATGCCAAAGAAGCCCAGCGTGACTGCGCCAGCCAAGATGGGCGGCATCATCGAGCGTGTTGTGGCCTGCATCTCCCGAGCCGATTTCCTGTCTTCCACTTCCAGCTTTTCAAAGTTTAGGCCCAACTCCTGCGCCTGCTTTTGCAGCTCAATCTCTGCAATCTTGACTTGGGCGATCTGCTCGGCTGACAGCTTGTTGTTGGCGATCAAGTCACCCACCTTGGCCTCGTCCACGCCAATGGCTTTGGAGATGGCTGAGACGGCCATGCCCGCCAGTGGGCCACCAAGCGCAGTGGCGATAGTAGGTGCGATTTGTTTGAGCCAGTCCATCACTTCTTCTCCAATTGGTTTTTGATGACTGCGATGTCTTGGCGGTTGTGCTGGATGTCGTCGCGGTTTTTCTGAATCTCAATTGACAGGTCTTGGCGCAGGCGCTCACGGGCCAGTTCAGCGCCGGTGTTTGTCGCCTGCTTGTTGTCGCTGGTGACAACAAGGCTGATCTTGCTGTTGAGGATGGTGACCTCATGGCTCAAGTTCGCCAGAGCCGACATGAGATAGACCACGCAGGTAAAGAGTAGCGGTAGAACGGCGAACGTCAACTTCTCAATTAACGCGCCTTTTGCGGATTCGTCAGCCATTATTTGTCCACCTTGCCGTCGAGTTTGTCGAAGATTTTGCCGAGCATGTCGCGTATGTCTTTTAAGTCGGTCCGGTAGTCGTCACGGGCGACGTAGCTCATGGGCATCTGGCGCACATCACTGTCGAGGCGGTCAATGGCTTGGTAGATGCGGTTGAGCGTCCAGCCGCCAAGGAACCCAGAGACAGCAACGGCGATGTTAAAAAGGGTCTGGTAGTCCATGATCAAGGTGCAAGGGCGTTTTCTTTACGGGACTCGGGTGCGAGAGCGTTAGGCGTTGCGCCGGATATTCTGACACCCTGCGCGGTTGTTCTTGAAATTGCGCCTGGACCTCTGGCTTGTATGGCCGCGCGTTTTTGCGCGCGTTCCAGCGCCACAATCGCGGCATCGGGGTTTGTGTGCATAAGCGTCACCAGCTCAGCCGCTGCCCGTTGGTTAATACGGCCTTCTAAATTGATCCACGTATTGCGAGTGACTGTTGCCAAACGGTTCAGCAATTGCGGGAATTTACGGGCCGATATGGCTTCAGTCTGCGCGGCTTCTGTAGCCAGCTCACCTACGTCCGGCGCAGCAACGCGGGTGCCTTGGCGCGATAACCCTTCTGCGCGCGCTGCGCGTTGTAGGTCGTTCGCGACAAGATACAAATCAGTTAATTGCTGCGGCGTAAAATCTTGCGTGCGGGCAAAAACAACCCCCTCAACGTCTTTTCCAAACGCTTGCAAAGATTTCGCTTGTTTAGCGACTTCTTGGCCGAATTTTGCTTGTTGCAGCAAGTCGTCATAAGCGCCTTTACCAAGAGCTTGACGGGCTGTAGCAGCATTTTTGGTCAAAAAATCCACCGCCGCGTCTGCATTACCCGCTTTTAGCGGGTCTATTGCTCGGTCTGCTACTTCGCGCGCCAGCGCCGACTGCGCGTCTTTGCCAATACGGCTTTGCACTAGACCCATGTTGGACGGGTGCTTCAGCGCGTAATCAATCACTTCAGCGGTGGTTTTTTTACCTAGCTCGTCGCGCAGCGCGCCAATTTGTTTAAAGTCGTCGGCAAATTTTGCCGCTTCTTGCTGCACTTGCGTCAAGCGCTGCCTTAAGTCGCCGCCCACCATGTCAATTTGACGGCCATTTTTTTGCAAGAACGCCGCCGCCGCATCAGGCCGAACGGTTTTAGTTGTTGGGTCAATAATGTCTCGGCGAAATAAGTCTTCAATACCTTGCACCAATGACTGCCGCGCAGCAGGGCTGGGGCCAATTGCAGCCAACAAATCGCGCGCGCCGGTCTCCGTTTGCAAGATCGAACGCGCAATGTTTTCGTCGCCCAGCAGTGGAACGCGGCTTGCGCCTTCTCGCGTCAGTTTGCTTGCTGTTCCAGTGTAGAACCGCTCAGCGACTTCGGTTGCGTGCGCTTTCTTAGCTGTTGCGTATGCTGCTTTGGCCTCATTGCTCAAGCCACTGTTTGCGATTGCCGTGTCAAGTTCGCTACGCATCTTGTTGATGTTGGCGCGCGCGATGTTGGACGCAGAATCTGTGGAACCCTTTAGCGCGGCGTAGTCGATATTTAGGGCTTGCCCCAGCGCGGATGCTTGTTCCAACGTAACGTTGGGTGGCAGCGGCTCCGGCGCGCGCTGCATAATTTTTCCTGATACCTTGCCGCTTCCAAGCGGAATTGCTGGCGCTGGCTTGGCGCCGTACAGTTCCAGCACTTTGGCTGTCTCGGGCGCAAGCCCTTTTAACTCTTGAATCGGTTGGTCGCGAATGATGCCTGCGCGCGCGACTACGTTTTCAAAAGGAATTACCGGCGCGTTGCCTGCAGACTGAAACGCTTTCGTGTATTCAGCAGACACACGGCCACGGGCAGCGGCTAGTTCTTTTTCGGCGGCTTCAGACAACACGCCGCCAATACGAATTTGCGACACGTCAGGCAATTTGGCTGCAAGCGCCTGCTGCGCAACGGTAGCTTCTTGGCGCACTTGCGCAAGCCCTTGCATCAATTGATCCCGCACAGCGCGTAATTCAACTTGCGCTTCAGGCCGTAGCACAGAGGCTTGTTGTTGCAACTGCTGTTCGACGCGCTGCAATTGCCCTTCCAACGCGCCGACGCGCTGTTGGGCCTGCTCGTAAATCTGGCGGTTAATTTCAGGCGATGCCCCGCGCAGTCTGGATTCCATAGCCGCAACTGTCGGCGTTGCAGCGCCGCGCTCCACCAAACGCTCAGTCAACGTAGGCGTAAAGCCTGGCGTGGTTAGCATACCTTGCGTATCGCGCAAAGCGTTGATAGACGCTTGCGAATTTTTACCCAAAGACGCCAACAGCGCGTTTTCGGCGGTAACCGACGGGCTAAGCAACGGCTGCAGGACCCCGCGATTTAGGGCCGAGTAGGCGCCTTTTACAGGCGCCACTACAGCAGGCAGCGCGGCGCCCAACGCAGCGGAAATCCCCGCATCTTCAGGGTTAATCACTGCGCCGCTAACGCCGCCGACTGTTGCACCCGCGCCTAACCGCGCCGCCGCACCGCGTGACACGGTAGTGGCGCCCGTCGGAACCATGCCGCCAAACTGTAGCGCCCGCGCAACCGACGGTGCAGCGCCAAGCATACGGGCGCCCCCAGCCAACGCAGGCCCTACCCCAAGAGTGCCTGCAATTTCGCCGCCAAACTCGCCTGCGCCGGTAGCCATTGGAAACTCTTTTTTAACGGGTGCAATTTTTGCCTGCTCTTGAGCAAGGAGTCGAGCAGCATTTTCTTGCAAAAACGCGCCTGCGTTGTCAACGTTTTCAAGTGCCGAAACGCCTTTTCCTAACAATCGTTGAGCGCCAAACATGACATTGGCTACACCACTGCTAAAACCTCGGAACGGCGCCCCCAACTGGCGCAGTTCTTTCGCAAACAAGTCTTTGCGCTGTTGATCGCGGGTAACGACTGGCGCGGGAGCAGCGCCGTCGTAACCCGGTATCTGGTCAACACCGCGTCGCTCGGTTGGAATGCCGCTTGGCGCGTCATCGGTCAGCCATTGGTTGCCGACAAGGTAGGCTTTTGCGCCTTGCTTGTTGGTAGCAGATTGCGTAACGGGTTGCCATTGGTCGCCAACCAAGACAACGCGCTCGCCAGTCGTAGGATTTGTCGCGGTTTGCAAGCCCATTGGTGCGCCTTATTTTTTGTCTGGTGTAAAGCCTGGGGGGAGTGGGGGCGCGGCAGTAGGCGTTGCTGGCGCTGCGGGTGCAGACTTTGCCGGTGACTTTTTACCCGCTTGCTCTTGCTCAACCTGACTTCGAACACCTGCAATCACCGAATCTAGCTGTTTTAGTGTTTCTTGAACAGTTTCAATAGATTGCTGCGGATCAGTCATAGAGTTTAGCCACGCTTGCATCTCCACGTTGCTGTTCATCTGGCTTGCAGTCGCGCCGGTAGCATCTTTAATCTGCATAAACAAGCGCTGCCGAGTGTTTTTGATGTTATCACGCAGCGTTTGAGCTTTGGTGCCAAGCGCCCGTTCAACGTTCTGACCTACACCTGTTGACCGCGCAAATGCCGTAACATTCCCGGCTACCGACGCATTAGGGCCCGCGCTTGTAACCATTGCGCCAAGGTCATTAAGATCGCTGTAGTATTTAAGTTGAGTTTCAATATCTTTTGACAGCGCCGTGCGAGCTTCTTCCATGCGTTTATCTTTAGCTACTTGCGCTGGCGTTGGGGGCTTTCCTGCTGGAGCGCTTGGCGCTGCGGGCGCTGCGCCTCGCGCTGCTGGCCCTTGCTGCGGCCCCATGCCTAGCACTTGCACCGCAGCCGGTGTAAAAGGAATCTGCCCCGCAGCTTGCGCGCGCGTTGCGTATCTTGGTCGGCCATCAGGGCCAACAATTGGCACAAGTGCGCCGTCTTGCACGTTCATCTGTGCCAAACGGAATTCCCGATAACCTTCCGGCGTCAGCGGGTAGCCTAACTCTCTCATAGTACGCAGTTCTGACGGGTCAGGCTTGAGCGCGGCCTCGTACTCTTTCATCAATGTCTGAACCATCCGCACAACGCGAGGGTCGTTTGACACGCTTGACATGCTCAACTGGTCAATCTCAGCGCGTATCTGCTCGGGTGTCCGGCCTCTGCCCGCAGGCTGCGCTGCAAGCATTGCGTTGACAGGCGCAGCGGCAGGGGGTGCAAGGGTGTTGACGGCAGGCACAATTCCGCGCACGCCCTCACCAGCAGCCGCAGGCATAGAAATCGGTGCGGTAGTTACGCCGGGGACGCGGCTTGTGGAAATTACGCCGGGGACAGGGGCCATAGGTTCTGGTTGAGCACCCGCAGCCAATTCAGCAGGCGCGGCCATAGCTCCGGGCGCAGACGATGGCATGGCGGGCGCAACAGCAGCGCCCTGTTGCCCACCCCTAACTCTTGCCAAGAGGTCTTGGAACCCACGCTCAGACGCTTGGCTCTTAATAAACTCAGCAGCGCCCATCGCTTCGCGCTGACGCCAGTTTTCAAAGCCTGTCGGATCGTCTGGAATGTCAGCCAAGTCTTGGTCAAGCGAGCCAAGTTGTTGCATCACAGGCCCAAGGTCAGGGTCCGAATGCTGCATCCGAACTAGCTCACGCGCAGCCTGCGGCGTAGGCGCTCTAAGTATCCGGTCGCGAAACATGGCCGTCTTTTCAACCGTCGCCTTGCGCCTGCGTTCCGCTCGCGAGGACTCAAGATTTGACTGAAATTCTTGCCGACGCATGGACATCAGCTCACCCTCTTGTGCCAGCTTTTGCTGCGCGAGGGCGTTCTGCGCTACAGCTTGTCGGCCTTGCTCAAACCCTTCGTAAAAGTTTTTCGGGCCTTCTTGGGCTAGGAGGTTAAAGTTAAGT